TCCTGCAGCCGATATTAGCTCCGGTCATCATCATTACATAGTTGCGTTCCCATCTGTATTCAGTATTGGATCCCTTTACTGCCTTCTGCTGGTGGACCAGACATGCACGCTGCATCTTCTCAAAGTCTGGCTTTGTAAAATACCACATTGTCTGCTTGCCTAGCTTAGTGCTGGTCTTGCGCTGGTAGTCATCATTTGGATTGTCCATCTTCTTCGGCATACCCTTTGGTACTATTTTCGTCTTAGCTGCCTTTGTTGATCCGGAATATTTACTCATTTGTATAATCTCCCTCTCCGAAACATGATCCTCTATCTCTGTCTCTGCATAAACATCTAAGCATTGAGGATAGGATTACCTCTTTGTCAGCTTTTAGCTGTAAAGTTCTAGCATTTTTAATACAGAACAACGTTTCGTAAACATCATAAATTTCTTTAAAATCGTTTTTGTATGAAGGATACGCAGTAGGCACGTACACTCCAATATCCTTTGGAATTTCATCTTTTACTTTTTCATAAAGAGCATATGGCATAACAAAGTAATTGTGATTTCCAAAAAATGATAGTTTTGCTTTGCTGTGGAAGTCGCTTACTGATTGCTTTATTTCGAAACAGGTAACTTCTCTTTTGCAGTTGTATGATATGCAATCAACAATTTCACTACCATTCCATCCATAAGTGCATTCAAATGTATAAAAATCAGTTCTATAGTTGAAATGTTTTGATAACAATTTTTCAAGCATCTTTGTAGTCTCTGTCTTAGCCATGTTTATCTTTTCTCATCCATCTTTGCGCCACAGCAAGGACAGTAATCCCAACGATAACCTTCTGGACCACCTAGATGCATTGAGCCATAACCATGACAATGGCTGCATCTAACATATGGACATCCACCTGGAGTAAAAGCATAAGGATTTGAGTATGTTTCCCAGTGAGCATGTACTACTGGTGCTGCTTCAATAGTTGGAGCATCATCTACCATCATTTTAAACTCGTACAACATCATCTCATTCATTGCATCACGATTAATGTGGCCGGATTTTTCATATTTATCCTTGTCAGCTAAATAATTTGTGGCTAACAGATCATCTGCATCAATTAGCCTCATATCTTATTCTTCCCTTTCAACTGCTTAATTGCCATTTTGTACGCCATCATATACAGATCAAGAATGCCTGTTTCAGTTTTCCCTAAATCTTTAAAATCATCAAATAAATCTGGTATATATTCGGATGCCTCTGCATATCCTTTAAACCCAATACCATTTTCACAGTCAAAATCTTCAAGAACATTGTCAATAAAGTCAGTCACTGCATCATCTACGTCATCAGGGCTGTAATACTTCAAAGGTGCTATATCATCAACTAATTCTCTATCTATTATTACCTGCTGCAATTGCTTGCGGGCTAGATCAACATCGTAGAAATATAGATCTCTGTCGCAGCAGTCAATTTTTTCTCTGAAATAATCTGTATTATTGACGAAATCACCGAACCCTTCATAACACATGTTATTATCGTTGAATGCCATCAGTTCACCTAGATCACCGCTGATATGCAGTCTGTGATGGTCTTCCTCAAATAAAAATCTGATTCGATACTCTGATGATGATGGTTTCTGAAAATCTACAATTTTTATATTTCCGTAATCACTGAATGTAGCAATATTGTCTTTAAAATGCTCTTTCTGCTTTTCTAGGTCCATTTTTCATCCTTCTAGCATTGTTCTGAACATGCTTTCAAATATTGGCACAGGAATACTGTTACCTGCTTGTTTATACAGTGCCATACGATAGCGGCCATTTTTAGCTTGAACTTCCATTGCGGCTTTAAAGTCATCATCTGTATATCCCTGCAATCTCCAGCATTCCTTTTCTGTTAAATATCGATACCTGTTTCCGCAGTCAATGATCTGTGCTGGTGTTCTGTCCTGCCTGCAAGTGATTGTATATGCATAGTCTTTAATAACCGTTGCACGTTTGATCCCAGTCATTCCAATCACACTGAGAACACTCGGCTGTGTTACGGTGTATTCGTTGGGGACCATATCGTTATTTTCCAAAAATTCATGTATATCTTTCATTGGCTGTTTTTCCATCTTTGAGAACATGAATAATTGGTTGTTAAGCATCGATACAGTGAAGCATCTCTTCCTTGCCTGTGGCAGCCCGAAATCTCTCGCATCAAGTATCTCGTTGTTGGATGTATATCCGAGTTTATCCATCTCAGAAATGTATCTCAGGTAGTTTTTTATCATCTTTTTGCCTGTTACTGCCTTGACGTTTTCCCATATAACAATCCTAGGCTTCCATACACCCATTGATTGAATGATCTTTATTGTTTCCCACATAAGTGATGATCTTGTTTCAGATCCTTCATCTGCTCCATTTTGATGGCCTGCAATACTGATATCCTGACATGGTGATCCGTGAATTAGAATGTCAGGTTTTAAGTTCCATCCGACAACTGATTGAGATCTATAATGCAAATCATCTCTGAATATTGAGTTGTATGTCCTTACTGCTGCTTCATCAATTTCTACGTAATCAATGCTTTTAACAGGCACACCTATATTTCTCAATGCACACCTAGGAGATCCAATGCCGCCGAATAGTTCAAGAATCTGAAGCATTGATTATCCTTTCAAATTCATTCATCATCTCATACTGCCTGATTTGTTTCTCTAGATGAAGAATTGTGCAGAATTGGCTATCAATTGTTTCATTTGCTTTGTGCAATTGATACATCAGAAATTTAATTGCTTTATCCTTTTCATCATCAGTACTCATAGCCATTTTGGTACCTCCATCTTTTTGTCTGCTGAATAGCTTGTTGGAATGTATTGCCTATCTTCAATTTCAGACTTTTCAGACTCACTCATAATAGAAATCATTCTTTTTGTCATTGTTTCATGTCTGTTTTGTTTATCTCTTACGTTGTCCAATACATTCATTTCATTCTCGCTGATGATAATGTATACATTCACTTGATTCATCTGGCCGAATCTATAGCATCGTCTGATTGCCTGGTAGAACTGTTCAAAGCTATCTGACAGGCCGCAGAAGATCATCTTATGACAGTTCTGCCAGTTCATACCGAATCCACATATCGAAGGCTTAGAAATCAATGTTTTAACAGTTCCATCCGTGAATCCAATCATCGCATTTTCTTTATGCTCAGGCTGATCAGATCCTTTCACTTCTACCGATCCTTCAATCGCATTATGAAGTGCTTCACTCTCATAGTTATAATCACACCAAATTAGGCACTGTTCATCACCTTGTGCAAGCTTTGCGGATCTTTGAACTCTCTCATTTAAACTTTCTTTTCTTGCTTTTCTTCGATCAGTCAATGTTTCTGCATATACAGGAATAAGATGTTCATCATCCGGCTCGCTTGGGATTATTATTGGTTTTATATTCAACCCTGGAAGATTAAAACGCGAACCATCATATCCAAGGTCATTAGGAGTCTTAATCATCATGCTCCATGTGGTCATCCATCTGAAGAAATCATTGATAGCATGTCTTTTCAGCCTCCATCCATCACCTTGCATACAGTCATTGATGAAATACGTTGATAGCATTTCAGACCTTGGCATAATTCCTAGAAACTCTGATGTTGTACCAATTTCCGTATAATCATTTGGACTAGGTGTTGCCGTGCAGCATAGCTTATATTTCGTCCTTGCAAACAGATCAATGAATTCCATAGTTGTTTTCCCTGAGTAATTCTTAATAATAGAGCTTTCATCTAGAACGATACCTATGAATGAATCTGCATCAAACTTATGCATCTTTTCATAGTTTGTAATATTGATGCCAGGCATTACATCATCCTGACATTCACATAGATGACATTGGATCCCAAACTTAACAGCTTCTTTTTCTGTTTGTTTTGATACTGCCAATGGAGCAAGAATCAAGACATCACCATTCGTATGTTTGCATACAGCCTCCGCCCATGCTAACTGCTGGATTGTTTTTCCCAGCCCTGTATCTTCAAACAATGCTGCTTTTCCTTTTTTCAAAGCCCACCTTACAATATCCTTCTGAAAGTCAAATAAGTAACTGTTCAATGATTCAGGATTGAATCCTTTGTTTGGAGTTACTTGCAGTTTTGTTTTAAGAAACTGCTCATAATCATCACATGCTGAATAAGTCAATTTGATCACGCTCCATCTCGGCGTTCTGAATGTTCTTCATTGCCTGTTCAAAGTAAGACTGTTTCAATTCGATACCACATGCATTTCTTCCCATTAAAATTGCCTGATATGCTTCACTTCCAATACCCAAGAATGGAGTGAATACAGTATCATTTGGATTTGTCCATAAATCGATGCATCTTTCAATGACATCTAGCTGCAACGGGCAGATATGCTTTTCATCAGCCTGTTCTCTAGCACTGGTACGATTTAATGTATTCGACTGATTGATATCAATCCATACAGGTGACGCATATTCCTGCCACTTGTCTACAGAGAACGATTCATTTGTATGTGTGATATGCTCTGCATTTTCCCCTGGCTTACGCATTGTTATCACATAGTCAGCAATGCCATTTCCGCTCATAGTGCTGTCCTTTTTCAATTGTTTATGCAGCAGTCTAATTGATTTAGTTCTCTGCATTGCAACAACCGGATCCTTCCAGATAGTTACTCTGCTGTGATATATAAATCCTGATTTCTGAAACTCCCTAATTAGTTCTCCAGGAAAATCATTCAATCCAATGAATCCATCGCGTGATTTTGAAGTAGGAAGATCCATGCAATGAATGCTTACAAGTCTACCAGGCTTAATTACTCTGAAAAGCTGATTAATGATGAAATCGAATTGTTCATAGAATTCTGTATCATTCCGGCAGTTTCCTAGGTCTCTATTGCTGTCACTGTATGTATACAGATCTTTGAATGGCGGTGAAAATATTGAATAGTCCATTGAGTTATCTTTCAGTCCCTTCATAACCTCGCATGAATCACCGTTGTATAAAGCAGCATTTTCACTGATGTATTGGTTTAAGACATTCATTTTTTATGCACCTTTGAGAGTCTTTCATCCAATCTCTTAATTTTGAAATCCTTAGCCGCATTGAATGCCGATTCTTTGCCAATGATGATATGAAGTTGCTTGCACATGATCTCTACATCAGTAACCTCTTCAATGATCGATTCAGCGGCAGCATTCATCCGGCGTACATCATGCCGTGTTTCTGCTCTGTGATATTTTGATAACGCCACTGTGAGCTCAGCGCATTCTTCCTGTGCCATTCTCATCTGTTCGTCCGGTCCATATGTCCTAACTGCCTTCTGCATTACTTGATAAGCTGTTTTAGCCATTTTTTTTGCCTTCTTCTAGCGCATCAATGACTGATGCGACTTTGATATACATCTCTTTTGCAATAGCATCGTTACTCCAACCTGCATTATGCAATGCTCTGATTTTTCCTTTGTCGATATACGAACTTAGTCTAGGTTCAATTACGCCTTCACATACCAGATTGCTGATCTTGTTCGAGATATATGCATAGTTTTTGAATCCGCATATATCAGCAATCTCTTTGTCTGAATAGCCGCTGTTATAAAGTTCTATGAATCTTTTGTTGCTTACATATGGCTCTTTCATAGCTGTTAATCAGTTGATGTAGCGTCCAACAATCCATGCTCAATTGCTTCCTTTGCAGGAAAGAAACTGATCTGGTAAGCATATGGTGTGACATCTGATCCATCTGTCTGTACTGATGTGTATGTCACATCATCAGAAAGATGCGCATAGAATAACTTGTAGTCATCATCTCCGGTCTGGATCGTTACGTTCAGATCACCGTCATTGTCAACATTGATTGATAAATATCCTTCAACTGTAAATAATGCTTCGTTTGTACGAGTATTCAATGCGATCAGTTTTCTTTTTACCTTAAAATTGTCGGCATCGTTCTTGATGTTGTAATTTACTCTATCTGATTTAGTGCATCCCACTATCGTTGATATCATTAACATTGATAAAACAATTGAAACAATCTTTGATTTGCTATTCATTTGATTTTTCTAATCCTTTCAGCATATTCATCGCTATCCAGCATTTCTTTATACTCTTCCCTGCCTGCTGCCACCATTAAGATGGCCAATCCGGCTCCGATCAGAGATCCGACCAGTGCAAATAGGACCGCATAGACTATTGCTTGAAGTATTGATAATTCAATCATTTAGTCATCTTCTCTTTCATTTTCCGCTGAGCTTCTTTTACAGCTTTTATCTGCTCTGCTGTTGCTGGATGACTTTCTGTCATACCTTCGCCCTTCTGCTGCTGCATATATGCAGGCATTGGGATCTTGATCTTACTGGCTGAATGACGACTAGTTGGTACATCATCATTCCATCGTTGGCCATTGATCCATGATGCAGGATATGGAATGAACTGTTTATCAGGCAATGTAGCCCAATACGCATTCCAGTGATCCAGTCCGGTCATGATGTTTAAGAACGCTCCATCCGATACACATTCTTTCTCGAAGGCCTTTTGAGCTTTCGGCTTTGCCATTTTTTTTGGATAGCTTTTCCAAAAATCTTCAAAGCATTCACTGACACGAA